TGGAGCCACACCATTGTACATTGAGGACATTGAAGACAGACACATGATCGAGATTGGTGAGACCAAGCTTGTTCACAATTTGTACCAGGCGGGCAAGCTTTTCACAGATTACCACCGAGATGGACATATGATGGTTCACGGTGGTTTGGAAGGGTGGCGCGCTAGACCTAAATTTACAGGTAGAAAGACTCGACATGCTGACTATGTCCTGTCTCGGGGTCATGAGTTCAATCCGATCATTGAGGACAACATGGACAAGCCAAACCCTGGCCCTTGGATGGGAGCTCAACAGATCCTGGCCAATTACAAATATCCCACGCATTCCATGAATGAAACAACGTGTAGAGCAGTAGTTGCTGCCATGTGTCATCACTACGTCTCCCATCTCACCGCTGAGGATCTTTCTGATATCCATCCTGTCCCTCTCGACGTTGCCATTAATGGTTACCCTGGTGTACCAAATGTTGATGCCATGCAGATGCAAACATCTGGCGGATATGGTAAACGTGGGCCCAAATTGCAGTTCATGACTGATTCGGAGAAATTCGAAGAGTGGGAACATCATCGTCGTTTGAAACCTGACACGCACAAGGAAGTTCAGGACATGCGGGATTTGTGTGCCAAGGGTGTTCGACCAGGTAGTATCTTTAGCATGTCGTACAAGAACGAAATGCTCAGCAAGGCCAAAGTTGAAGCTAAAAGGGTGCGATGTGTGTACATGTGCGAGCTTTCGCTCTTGTTGAATCTCAGGATGTCAACACTTGGTCTTACACGGGTTATGGTCAGGCGAAAGGAAGTGTTTGGGATTGCGATTGGTCTGAACACCCATTCGGAGGAATGGAATGATATGTACGTCGAGGCTCAAAAGATCCCTGGAGACCTGTGGGTAGCTGGTGATTTTAAGGCATTTGAATCCGTCCTCTCTCTGTTGGTTAACAATTGTGTCTCGAAAGTGTTTTTGTTCCTAGCTCAGGTTTCTGGCAACTTTTCTGATGAGGAGCTTTTGATTTTTGAGACTCTCCTAGCAGAAATTTCAAACGCCACTGTTGATTTCGATGGAACCCTTATCACGCTTCTTGGCGGTGAGGTCTCGGGTCACCAATTAACCATTCCCAACAATTGCCTGAGCAACACGTTTCTGCATTGTTACGTTTTCGTTGAACTATTCTGTCCGGAGGGAGACTACGCACAAAAAGTGGCTATGGCATCAAAGTTTTTCGAGGCTGTGTTCATACGAACCCTCGGTGATGATGTGTTCATCAAAGTCCACC